TGTGTAAGGCTCTGGCTCTTGGAGATTAAAAATCGTAGCGTTAATCTGTCCGCTTGGATCGTGCAGGTCTGCCGCGTCTATCTCTGTGCTGTTATAGGCGTGCAGTATGTTTCTGCGCAGATACAGCGTACCGCATTTAACCTTTAGCTCTACTCTGCATCTATGAACTCTGCTCTGCGGATCGTAGCTCGGTATGGTAGTGTAGGTCCATGGCACAGTAATAAAAGCATAGCCTCTAATCTTAAGCGTTTTGTCTGCCGCTATGGTAGTTGCTGCGCTGCCGCTTACTGTGTAGCTCGTAGGATCGCCCGTAGTGGTATGCCCTACGATGCGCAGTAGGTTAGGGTACAGCTGCCGCGATCCTGCGAAAGGGCTATTTCCAAAGTAGTTAACGTCTCGCGTTATCTTGGATACTGCGGGCAGATAGTAAAAATCTCCTCCGAGCCTGTGCCTGTTTATTTGGTCTATCTGGTTATTAGGAAAGATAGTAGTAGTGCCTAGGCTAGTTCCGTTTTTATCGTATTCAGCTACCGCGCCCAGCGTGCCCGAAACTGTGCAAAAGCGCCCCATAGGTAGCAGCATCCAAGTACCGCGATACATGAGAAGCCTAGCATTCATCATAAGAGCAACCTGCTCCAGCAGCTGCTCGCAGCTTTCCAGCTTGCGCGCGCCTAGTCCGGGATCGTATACCTCTACGCCGAAATAAACATCTTCGATAAAGGTATCGGTAGCGTCTGCCGTTACTGGGTTAACGTCATGCGCTACGCGGAGGTAATTTGTGAGTACAGGCACCTGCACGCGCTGCTGCGGGATATGCGCCAGAGCTGCTAGCACTCTGTCTTTAGCGCTGTTATCCGTCAGCACGCTAAAGGCGCTATCGTACTCTTTCCTGCTCAAAGTAGCGAGCCCGCAGATAGCGCGTAGCTCGATACCATACGGGCGCGCTTGGTCCGGTATGCGGATGCTCTCCGGAGTTAAGAGCCCAAACCAGTGCAGAGTGTTGCTGCCGTCGGGATCCTCGTAGAGCTTAACGTAATAGCGCCCTTCCGTAAAGCTCGCTAGGTCCGCAATAAAGGCGGCATCTGTAGCGCTCTGTACCAGCATACGCACAGAGAGCGTAGAGGGCATAAGCGGGCTAAATAGGTTCTCTCCTCCGTGATATTCCAGAAGGAAGCCCGGAGCCTCGCAGTTAAACTCTGTAGCTGTGCCGCTAAAGTCTACGTCTGTTATCTCTACGCGCCAATCGTTGCCGCGCTCAGATGTGAACTCCGAGAATAATCTAGTGCTCATATCAGCGTACTTGTAAACTGCCTGCGGGCGTTATTCTTATCTCTGCTGCTGCTCAAGAGTATATCCCTGCCGCTTATCCTAGCGCTCAAATTACCGCCAGCTCCGCCTATCATATTCTGCAGCTTGGAGAGCGGAGCTATTACCTCTGGGTTAGTGCTGGCTCCCGGATACTCGCCCGCAAGCAGAAGCTGCGGACCGCTCACTATTCCCCCGTCTGCAAATTCTGGGATGCCTAGCCCGCCCTTAAGGAACTTGCCTAGGCTCTTTGGTGCTGCACTCGGAAAGAGCACAGAGAGAGCAGCGAAAGCAGCGAGCAACGCAGCAACCTTAATAAGCAGCTGCTTTATGATATCGCCTAGTATCTGCCCGAAACTCTTAGAGCCATCTACGAGGCTAGTAAAAATGCCCTGCAGCGTGCCTGCTATGCTCATCCCGAAACCTTGCACATTTTGCTTAAAGGCATCCATGCGCTGTTTAGCCTTATCTACTTGCTCCTGTACCTGTGCGTCTGCTTGCTGTATCTGCTCATCTGTAAGCATGAAAGCAGCCTGAAACGGGGAAGGATCCGGGATATCTTTACTGAGAGCGCTTAGCACTCCGCCTACGTTTAGATCCTCTGGCGCAAGCCCTAGCGCCTTGCCTGCTCGCTCGGTTTCTAGGGCTGCCTTTTCTCTCTTGCTCTGGGCTAGAGCCTCTGCCTTTTCCCGCTCCGCATCTGCTAGCGCTCTCGCTTCCTTAGCGGCTGCGGCATCTGCTGCGGCTTTAGCTGTTGTGCGCTTGGTGAGCTCTGCCTGTAATATCGTGAGCTCGTTCTGGATATTAAAAAGCTCCTTAGTCTCTTTGGATGCTTCGCGGATGCCGCCCGTTAGCTGCCCGTCTGCGCCTTGCCCTATAGTCTCCTGCGCTGGGGCTTGCATCGTAAAGGCTGTGCCCATACGCTGCTGCAGCGCTAGAATCTCGCCTATAGCCTCCATGCCGGGATCTGTGAGCTCAGTCTGTGCAGCCTGCAGCTCTTGGATGCGTGCAGAAAGCTGCTCGTCTGTGAGCTTCTCCCCTTCCTCGGTCATGCTTTTCATCAGCCCTTTGTGGGCTTTAGCTGCTCTGTCTGCAGCATCCTCGATATCCTTAAGCTTGCGCTTATGCTCATCGGCTGCGTATTTAAACAGGCTAATAGAGGCAATCGTTAAGCCGATAGCTGCAGCCATAAGAGCGCCATGCGGAGTAAAGAGCAGGGCTGCCGCTCTAGTCTCCATTATAGCAGCTTTAAATACGATCCAGTTAGCGCGAGCCGCCAGCAGCTGCGGAGAGAGAAGCAGCAAGGGACCGCCAGCAGCTACCAGAGTACCGAGCGCAACCAGTACCGCGCGGATCGGAGCGGGCATAGCTGTAAAGGCGCTAGTAAGGATCGTGAGCGTATCCGCTAGCCCTCTTACTACTGGGCTCATGGTATCGCCAAAGCTTCTGGTTAAGGCATCTGTAGCGCTATTTAGCTTGGCGAAACTTCCCTCTAAAGTATCGTCCATTATCCCAGCCATCTCTTGAGCCGCTCCCTTACTATTAAGCAGGGACTCTGTGAGAGCGTCTATCTCTGGCTGCATTTTAGTTAGCACCAGCAGCGCGCTCATAGCGTTACGCCCTACCTCATCCTTAGCGTCTGCTAGCTCTATTCCTTCCTCGGATAGCTTGCGCAGGGCATCCGCTGCCGGGAGCCCGCTATCTGCCATCTCCGCGAAGATTCTCCGCAAGGCTGTACCTGCTGCGCTTCCCTTTATGCCCGCGTTAGAAAGCGCGCCCAGCATCGCAGTAGTCTGTTCTACGCTTATGCCTGCTGCTTTAGCTACAGGCGCTACGTACTTCATACTGTCTTGGAAGCCGTTAATATCTAGGGCAGTACTGCTAAAGCTAGCCGCCATCACGTCCACTATGCGCCCCGTCTCGCTTGCGTCTAGACCGAAAGCGCGGAGCGTAGAGCCCGCTACTGCGGAGGCTTGGCTTAGGTCGCTATCGGTAGCCTGCGCCAGAGCGAGCGTAGCCTTAGTGACCTTTAAAATCTCGTCGCTGCTAAATCCTAGCTTGGAGTATTCGAGCTGGAGCCCTGCTACTTCCTGCGAAGTAAAGCGCGTGCTAGCTCCGAGATCCTCCGCGTTTTTAGTCAGAGCCTGAAACTCTGAGGCAGTAGCTCCGCTAACGGCTTTCACCTTAGCCATACTCTGCTCGAAGCTGGCAAAGTTTTTAATAGCGCTGCGACCAAAGAGAGCGAGCGGAGCAGTTAGGGCAGCAGTCATCTGCATACCTGTTTGCTTAAATGCTGCCGATACCTCGCCAGTACTCCTGCGCACATCCTTCCGCATTTTTCCGAGAGCTGTATTAAGCTCTATCGTTTTCGCCCCGATGTTAAGGGTTAGGTCACGCTGTGCCATTATTAAATATCTTCTGCAGTTTGATTAGCTCCCTTTTGTTCTCCTCCTCTGTATTCTTTCTAGTCTTTAGCCCTAGTGTTTTCTTTTCCCATGGGAAGCGCGCTAGATCTGCTGGGTTTATCTTTTTCTTACTGTGCGGCTGTATTACTGTGGCAGCTATCCAGCGTGCCTGCGTCCAGCTCACTCTGTAAGCTCGCTCCTCTGCTTCTGCTGCTCCCTGTATTGCCGCGTACAGCTCTCTAATAGTCATCTCCCAAAATACAGAAGGGCTAAAGCGCAACGCGCCCAGCCCTATCTGCATTAACTCCTTAAGGGTAACGGCTCTAGCCTCCCCTTTTTTTTTCCTCGTCCGCTTCAGGCATTAAGCCGCGTACTGCATCCGTAAGCTGTGGCATATCCTTAAGCTCGATCATATCCAGCCAGTCCGCTACACTCAGCTTAAAGGGCTCTCCCTCGTGCCGCATCCCATGCTTCGCACAGTAATATAGAAGCTTGCTCGTATCTACTATGCCGTTAAGCTCGCTAAAGCTGATGCTCTCCTTTTCTTGAGCCTCGTCTATAGCGCGCATAGTAGCGCGGAGATGGTACTGCTTGCCCTTAAGCTCTAGGATCATGTGGTAGTAAGATCGCTATCTACGTTAAGCTCGAAGCTGCCGCTAACCGTTACGTTTTCCTCGGTAGCTGCGCTAAAAGAGAGCTCCGTAAGTACTCCGTTAGCTGAAACCTGAAAGCCTGTAGGACCAATAACGAAAGCGGCAGGCGTGCGAGCAGTTGCCTCTGTCATCGTGAGCGCGATAGCTTGCCAGTCTGCGTAGTCGTCACTATCCAGCAAGGCGCTAAAGCTCCCGCTGCAGCTGGTTACTCCGGGCAATACGATACGCAGCCCGTTACTGTCCTTAGTCACGATCTCGCGCGTGCTCTGAGAGAAGGTAAAAGTTACCTCCGTTTCTTCAGCTACCGCAGTTCCTGCAATGCTGCTAACTTTAAAAGTAGTGCCGTTTAATACCGCCATTATTTCCTATCCTTTTTTTTGTCCTGCGCTATCGCCGAAACGAGCAGCCGCAAGTAGCCTACGATTTTATCGTCGGTTTTGCTGGGCGTGAGGCTTACGATCGCATCCGCTGCGACCAAAAGCGCAAGCGCTACGCTCGTCCAGTTGTCTGCTAGAAATTGCATAGCATAAAGATACAGCTTTATCCTATCTTTTCGATATCTAGATAGCAGGAACTCACATAGATAGCGCCCGTTTTGCTGCTCTCATCATACGCGCGGATGCTTACACGCTCGTTAGCGTTTATCTCTACGATCCTGCTAAGGTTTGCGGGCTGGTGGTCTACATCATGCGTTGCCGGAATCATGCTGCCAGCTTCGCCCGCTATCTGCCTCCCTTCTACGCTAAAGTAAAAATGCGGGCTCATGCCGTGAACATCGCTATTAAAGGTAACGCTAGCAGATAGCCTGTAGTAGCCCGCTACAGTTATCTGCACTACGCCCGTAGCGGTAACGCTAATAGCGCTGCCTACGGTTTGCAGCTCCTCGTGGGTAGGAAGCAGCACAGGAGTAGAGCCGCTAACATCTATGGCGCTCGCTCCTCCTATGTAGTAGGCAGAGCTCATATAGAAGCTGGCTATTTCTACCACAGGGGAATAAGTAGCAATGCCAGAGGAAAGCGTAAGGCTGCCGTTAGGTAGCTTGAGCGTGCTAGCTGCTCCGCTGGGCGCTCCGTCTACCTCTTGGATAGTTATAGTGCTAGCAGAAAGCGGCAGTAGATCTACGCTCGGAGCGTTGCCCTCTAGCAGCATCCGCACAGTATAAATCTGCTCTACCTCGTAGCATTCTTGCGGCTCGTTAAATCTTATCTCTGCCGTATCAAATTGTATGCTCTGGATACCTACGCCCGAAAAGGTTCCGCCTACGCGATCCAGCGCAGAGCGGCAGCCGCTGCTAATATCCATGCATTCAGAATAGCTAGCGCTCATGCAGTAAAGCTCTAGCGTACACTCGTCTAAAGTGCTAGTGCTCGCTTTAGTATCGCTGGGCTGTATGTTTTGAATGCTGTACACTACAAAAGGGAAGGCGGCATCTGCTGGCGCTACCTCTGGGTATACAGTAAGCTCCTCGCTTATGCCCGCGCTAGTGAGTATGCTGTAGATGGCTTTACCTATTTCCATGCTTTCCGAATAAATGCAAGGTGCTGCTTTCTAAGTTCTGGCTCTATAACCTTGCGCGCTCTCCTTATCGCTTTATCTGCGAAGCCCTGATTTCTGCCGCGCCCGTATCGCTCGCGTCCCTGATCTACTATTTCACTAAACCAAGCGTCCGCTCTATTAATCTGCTTGAGCCCTTTTTTTTGGAAAGTAGCTACGCTCCTAGGTCCTATCCATACGTTAGTTCCGTTTTTAGGCTGGATAACTCTAACGCTGCGATAGAGCGTGCCGCTTTTAATATCCTGAGCAGGTCCGCTCTTGCCTCCTTCGTATCTGGGGCTGCTCGGTCCTGTGCGCCTTACCCTTACATCTGCTCCGCGCTTAATGGCGCTCTTATATGGCTGCACGCCCTTTTTAGCTGCGGCTAAATTGATGGCTCGCACCTTAGCCGTATTCTCTGGATGCAAGCGCGCCAGCTTCTGCGTAGCATCGAGCAGCTCCTGTAGCCCTTTAAACTCCAAGTCTAGACGCATCGCCAACTTCCTTACAGTACAGCCGCAAGCCGTCACGCCTGCCAATTTCTTCTATCCCTTCTATATAAAGCTCGCGCCCGTCTAGATCTACTCTGTCTCCAAACCTAGGCACATTCTCAGAGCCTGCGGCTGCTGGGTCAGGGTGATCTATAATTAGAATCTGCTTCGCCTGTGGATACAGCTGGTGAGCTACTACCGTCTCTGTGTTGCCCTGACTACCGCGAGGCACAGCCTGCGCCCAGAGCTGCGTTATCTTGGTCCATACGTTACCGCTCGTAGAGCCGTAAGCGTCTAGCGTGCTAGATTGCCTGTAGAGCTCAACGAGCCTATCCCTATAGCCCGCCTGTTTCATGGCTGTACTATATGGCGAAACTGCGCAAGCATAGCGTGAACGCCCATCTGGATCTGAACGCTATTGCGATCCACTACCTGCTGCCGATTTTCGTAAAGGTGAGCAGCAAGTAAGCGCACAGCGTGTACGATAGGATCCGGAGCGGAGCTATAGCCGTAAGTAAAAGAGATAACTACAGGGTAGCGCGTATACTGGTAGAAGCTAGGCGCGTTAATCCAATCGATAACGGCAGGCTGCGTATCCAGATGGTAGTAGTAGTTACTCTCGCTTAACTCCGTTAGCTCTGTGGTATCGCTCGTAGTTTGATAGTCTACAGAGCTGATAGCCGTTACTGGACCTACAGGAAAAGCAGCGGAGCGGAAGCCAGCTAAATACGCTTTAGCCGTTCTGCTAGTTAGCTGCGTGTTACAGTAGCCCTCTACATAGTGGCAAGCGGCATCCCTCAGCGCTTCTATAAGCGTATCCTCTGCCGTATGCGTTACGCGCAGATGCTGCTTAAGCTCCGCGAGCGTGAGCACATTGGCGTAGTTAGGCGCGCTGCCTGTGTTCTCTATTCTCATGCTATAGCGTTAACGAAAAAAGGGAGAGCGTAAGCCCTCCCCTTCCCCAATCATAAACCAGAACCCAAAAAGCTCTTATGAGTTATTTCCCGTGTAGCACGCTACAGCTGCTGGCTGCCGCGTTGCGAAATCGAAAAATCTGTTCACATGGAGCGTGACCTTGCCCGCTGTGGCATTGCTGCCGTATACATCAGCTAAGAGATCGATCCCCCCGAAAAGCGCCAAAATACCTGCTTGCCCAAAGTTGCCGTAGGCAAAAGGCTTAGCGCTAGCTTTCGCCAAGTAAGGCGTTACTGTGTAGTTATACTGCGGAAGCAGAGCGCTTACCGCATCTACGCCCGCCAAGCCGCGCAAGATGCTGTGAGCGTCTGTACCACTAACCAAGCGAGCTCCGTTAAGGTCTGCGCCTTGCGCTACTACGCTAGCCTCCAGAGCGTAGATATCGTCTGCCGTAATGGTGCCAGTTGTAATAGCTCCGGTAGTGCAGTCATTTAGGATTTTATCGAAGCAGTAATCATCGATAAAGGCGTTCATAGCAGCAGAGAGATCCGCGCTAATTACGCGCTCTACGTCTGCTCCGCCTTGCTCAATCAAAAGGCGAGAGTAAGCTGTAAAGGCTGCAGCGCGCTGCGGCTTAAGCGTTACCTCGTCCATCGCCATACCGGAAGCGCCAGCATCGCCGATTTCTGCGTCTAGGTTAGCTCCGTCTGTGCCTGTTGCTGTAGTAAGCGCTACGGCTGCTTTAGTGCTGATGCGCGGGAATTGAATGTTACCAGTTGCGCCCGAAATAACTGTAGTGCCTATCTGCTCGATAACTGCAGGCGCGCGCAGAGCTTCAATGGCTCCGGGGACGTTAGTAGGCACGAAGCCTTGCCCGTCTCCTTGCCCTTGCGCGAGGAAGTTATCAGGTCCAGCGGCAGCACGCATAAGCGCTTTAGCTGGGATGCCGATATTAGAGCTCACGCTTTCGCCGATAGCCATAGTTTCGGCTTTACGCTCCTGCTGCCATTCTGCTTCCGCGCCTGTGTGCGCTCGCTGCGCCATCGCGTTACGGATAGCGCGCGTGAGGCTAAAGCGCTTATTTACGCTCTGGATCTCGTTAAACTCTGAGCGGCTCGGAGCAGCTGCGTAGGCTACGCTTTTAGCGTGCTCCTCAGATTGGCGCTTGAGCTCGATCTGTTTATCCAAGCTCGCAATTTCTTTATGCAGAGAGCGCGCTAGCGTCATCTCGTCGGCTGTGGGCTCGCGCCCTTCGTCGTCGATGCCTTGCAGCATCTCGCTATGCCGCTCCTGCTTCTGCTCGCGCAACGCTTGCAGATCGTTAAGGCTGTAATTTTTCATCTTCCTTACTTGCTTCTGCAATTTAGGTAATTCCGGGCTAATAGCCTCGTTTTTAGGCTCTTCCTTTTTATTTCTTGCTTCTGCGCTCGTCTGACTGTACGCCCCGAAAGTAGTTACGCTCACATCGTACAAATTGCCTACGCTGCGGATAGTGCGTAGGTCATCCTCCCAATCTTCCTCCGCGATAGTAAACGCGAAACTGCTTTCATTTAGATCGCCTCGCTGTACCATGGCGTAGAGATCGCGCCCGGCTTGAGTATCTAAAAGCTCTGCGCGGTAGTGTAGCCCTTGCTCATCCTCTGTAAGCTGAAGGCTGCCGTTACTGCTGCGCGCGAAGGGCACCCCATCGTGATTAAGCAAAAAGCGCACATCCTGCTTAATAGCCTCCCCAAAAGCGCCCGGAGCGATTCGCTCCCTGAAGTCTGCTATTTGCGTCTCTGAGTTAAATACAGCCGCGTAGCCTTCTAGCACCATTGGCTTAGTAGATGCCCGCAGCTCTGCTGTGCGCTTTTCTATCTTTTGCTCTTTGCTCATGTTTATCTATCTTTGAGGTACACAGGGGAATAAATGGCATTGCCGTTATTCTAGAGAGCCAGCTGCGTTAGCTGGCTCTTTTTTTTCCGCCAGCTTTTCGCTATAGCTCTGCAGATAGGAAAGATCTAGCTGGTTTACTTGGCAAGTGAAAGCATCCCCTTGCGCTCCGATATCGTTTAGATCCTCACGCGCCCTTACCTCGTTTACGTTCATCCAGCCATGCTGGAGGGCTTGCTGATAGTATGCGCTACGGCTTGCGCTATCCGCTCTGCTAAGACTGTCCATATTGTAACGGCTGTAGTAGCGCCTACGCTCCGAGCCTAGCAGTAGCTTTCTATCTACCTCCTGCTCGATCCTGCGAGCCCATGGCAGCAGGCAATGCTGCCGGAAGTGTAGATTTTGAGCCTCCATGTTGTTATACGTTGCCTGCCCAGTTACTCCGATAAGCGAGCCCGGAACGGAGAAAATGCGCGCTATCTCCTCCGCGCCTAGTTTGCGCGTCTCGATGTATTGCGCCTCATCTGGCGATATGCTCACGCGCTGATACTTAAAGCCAAAAGGTAGCAGCTTGGTTCCTGCCTGTACGCTGCTGCTGTTCCAGCTAGCCTGCACAGTTCTAACCTGATCCTCTCGCAGGGCTTGCTCGCTCGTTAGTACGCCCGTCATCTGCCCGCCATTGCTAAAATACTCGTTCCCAAAATCCATAGCCGCTTGGCTTAGGCTCATGCTGGAAGCGTGCAAGCGGATAGGGCTACTGCGGAATAAGTTGCAGACTGTAAATACCTCGCGCTCTGCTAGCATCTCTCCGCCTTGCAGCTGATAGTAGCTCCCTACCTCCGTATGCTTTCGCTGTACTTTGCTCTGATCTATAGGAAGTAAGTACTCCGGGCGACCATCGGAGCCCGTAATAATTTGCGCATAGCCTACACCATAAAGGCAAGCCTGCGAAATAATGCCCTCCCAAAACTCTACGGCTGTGAGATCCGGGCTGGGCTCCATCTGC